TGGTCACGCTAAATAGTGTTGACTTATCTGACCACGTAACAAGTGCAACTATTAACCGTACTTTTGACGAGCTTGAGGTAACAGCTATGGGCGATAGCGCTCACAAGTTTGTTAAAGGCCTTGAAGCTAGCACTATTACTCTAGATTTTCTTAACGATACTGCAGCTGGTGAAGTACTAGCTACTCTTCAAGCTGCCTGGGGTACAACTGTGCCACTAACGCTTAAGCAAACAAGCGCGGCAATTTCAGCTACAAACCCTGAGTATCAGACTACAGTACTTGTTAATAACACTACAGATATTAACGGCGCAGTAGGAGACATCTCTACTCAATCTATTACTTTTACCTGCAACAGCGTAATCGTTGTAGATACAACCGTATAACAAACTAAGCAAAGGGGCTAACACAATGGCAAAACTTAAAATAACAAGGGCTGACGGCAGCGTATCTGAGCATCAGATAACGCCGAAAATTGAGTGGGCCTTTGAGTTATATGCAAAAGCTGGGTTCCATAAGGTTTTTAGGGATTTAGAGCGGCAAACAGATGTGTACTGGTTAGCCTGGGAGTGTTTACGCACAAGCGGGCAAACCGTACCTATCTTTGGGGCAGAGTTTTTAGACACCTTAGCTAAGGTCGAGGTGTTGGACGATGACCCTTCGCAATAGTGGGGCGCGGTAGTTTTGGTTACCTGGTCGCACAGCTAGCCGTAGAAACAGGAATCGCGCCCCAGTATTTACTAGATCTAGATGCAGATATGTTTAAGAATATGCTAAAGGTTTTAACCGATAGAGCTAAGGAGCAGCAAAATGCCAGTAGAGGTAAAAGGCGCCCTTGAGCTACGCAAGGCTATTAAAAAGTTTAGCCCTGAGTTAGCGAAAGAAACTCGTAAAGAGTTAGCAAACCTTTTAGCTCCTATTGTTAAAACTGCTAGAGGTTTTGTGCCAAGTACTGCGCCTTTATCGGGCTGGGGCAAAGCGCCTACAACTACAGGTAGATTTCCAATATGGGATAGCGGCAAAGCTAAAGGTGGCATTGGTTATAAAACCTCACCTTCGAGGCCTAATAATCAAGGTTTTAGAGCTGTAGCTCGTATCGTAAACAATAGTGCCGCAGGTGCAATCTATGAGACAGCTGGCCGCCTTAATCCTCAGGGCAGAGACCAGGCAGGCCTTAAACCTGTTGTATTCCCTGGACACGCAGACTTTGGCAAAATGGTGCGCTCAGGTAATAAAAATGAAGGCCGCAGCGCTAACCCGGGGGCTGGTAAGCAATTTATAGATGCTATAAATGCTGACGGCTTAATAGTAGATGCTAATAACCAAACTGGGGCAGGCAAACGATCTCGTAAAATGAAAGGCCGCGCTATCTTTAGAGCCTGGGCCAATGACGGCGGCAAAACTAATGCCGCTGTATTAAAAGCTATAGAAAACTCTAAAATTAAGTTTTATAATGCTATGGGGGTTAAGTAATGGCTGTTGATCCGTCCGTAGTAATAAATATAGCCGCCGAATACACAGGCAAAAAAGCATTTAGCAAAGCTGAGACAGCTACTAAATCACTTACAAAAAGTGTTAAAGGTTTAGCTGGGGCTTTTGGTTTAGCCTTTGGAGCAGCTGGCGCTATGCAAGCCGTAAGGGCCTTTGCAGCCGATGATAAAGCCGCTAAGGTATTAAGCAAGACCCTTAATAATTTAGGGCTTGCCTTTGCTGACCCAGCGGTAAAAACCTTTATAAGTGACTTAGAGCGCCAGTACGGCGTACTCGATGACAAGCTACGCCCTGCCTATCAGATGTTACTGACCAGTACGGGCGATTATATTAAGTCACAAGATTTACTACGCACAAGCCTAGACCTTAGCGCTATGAGTGGCGTTGACGTTGTGAGCGTGGCAGCCGATTTATCAAAGGCTTACCAGGGTAATACTCGCGGCTTAATGAAGTACCAGCTAGGCCTGGATAAAGCCGAGCTAGCAGCTATGAGCTTTGAGGAGATTTTAGCCCAGGTAGCTAAAGTCAGTAGTGGACAGGCGCAACAAGCCGCAGACTCTTACGCAGGATCGTTAGACAAGCTAACGGTAGCAAGTGCAAACGTAGCTGAGACACTAGGTAAAGATCTAGTAGATGCCCTTGCACTCTTAGGTGGCGAGGGTGGGCTGCCTAAAACCCTAAGCCTTATAGAGTCTCTTTCAGGTGCCATAGGTACTGCCATTATTAACTTTGCTAAGTTTATACGCGTTATAGATATTATTACAGGTAGCGGTGCCTTTAATATGCTTGGCGATCTTAACAAAGCTTTTGCAGAGTTTGCAGCTCAAGATAAAGCTAGGGCTATAAGTAAATCTCCTAATGCAGGTATGCCTAGCTCGTATAATTCTAAAAAGGCACAAGATGCGTTAGCCCTTAAAGCTGCTAAAGCTTTAGCGGCTCAAGAAAAGTTAAAATCTAAATCTACAGCTGAGACATTAAAAAACAAACGTTTAGCTTTAGCAATAGACAAAGCCAATTTAGCTTTAGGTAAAGGCACAGCTGTTTTTGATTTAGAGGCTATATCCTTAAACGCAGCTCAGATAGCACAAACGCAGGCTTTAGGGAAGGCAACAAGCGAGGCGCAACTATTAGCCATTACAGGCGATATTGCACGTCTAACAGTTAAGCAAGATATTTTAGCCCTAGAGGCTGCCATAGCCTCAAAGGATGAAGCGGCTATCCTTGCAGCTACTAACAAACTAAACGCCGATCTAAAGATACTAGGTACCCTACAAAGCCAGGCAGTAAAGCTAGGCGATATAGAGGGCATATTAAAAAACCTTAACCCTAAAGATTTAATTAACCTAGAAAATCTTGATTTAGCCCTAGCCAAAATTAAAGCAATGCTTGAATTACTAGCTAAAATGAACGCAGGCGGCGGCGGTGGTGGCGGCGGTGGTGGCCCTGAACCCGATGACCCTTTTAAGAATCTACCTATAATACCTAAACTATCTGGTAATGAATCTATGGATGCTATTTTGGAGTATTCAGATGCAGTAACAGCTTTGGCTAATGTAATGGCAGACACTTTAGATCAACAAAACTATCAGGATTACCTATCTCTTATTGAGTTCCAAAAGAAATTAGGTGATTTTGGCGGCTATAGCGCTAATATGAATAGCGGCGCTGGGTACGGGGCTGGCAACGTAACCGTAACGGTAGTAGATCGCACAAGCGGCTTAATTGAGGTAGTACAGGATGCCGTAATCCAAAATAACCGCTATGGCAATAACCTTAATTTTGCAGGATCACTGTGACAATTCCCGTAGTAAACGCCATTATTAACTTTAGTACAGGCCCTGGCTTTGCTCAGGCTATGATTTTAGATAGCGGCATATTAGATACCAACGTATTGGCAGATAGCTCGGCAGTCATTGTGGACGTATCCAATGTTGTAGATAGTATTGAGACAAAGCGCGGGCGTAACCCGCAGGCTGACCAATTTCAAACGGGTACTTTATCTCTGCGTATTGTTGACCAAAACGGTGATTTTAACCCGCAAAACTCGAGTGGGCCGTACTTTAATTTATTGACACCTATGCGTAAAGTACAAATTACGGCTACATACAGCTCTGTTATTTACCCTATCTTTTCAGGCTTTATTACCAGCTATACAACGACTACACCTAAAAATGCTAATGATGTAGTTTACACGGTTATAACGGCTGTTGACGCTTTTAGGCTGGCACAAAATGCACAAGTAAGTACAGTAGCGGGCACCTCAGCAGGTCAGCTTAGCGGTGCAAGAATTAACGCCTTGCTAGATGCAATTACCTGGCCTGCCTCTATGCGTGACGTTGATGCAGGGCTAACCACAATGCAGGCAGACCCAGGCACAGCCCGCACAAGCCTTGCAGCTATGCAAACTGTCGAGATTAGCGAGTATGGCGCTTTGTATGTTGATGCCGCTGGCTCGTTTGTCTTTCAAGATCGTGCGGTAACAGCTGGCAGTATTGGAGCTACGCCTACAGTATTTAACGATAACGGCTCAGATATTGGCTATTTTAACGCGGTATGGCGCCTTGACGATACCTTAGTTTACAACTCGGCCAGCATTACCCGCACAGGTGGCACGGCTCAAACGGCTACCGATGCAGCTAGCATAGCCAAGTACTTTACTCATAGCTACAACCAGCAAAACCTACTTATGCAAACCGATGCCGTAGCCTTGGATTATGCACAGGCATACGTAGCATCTAGGGCTGAGACAAGCATACGCTGTGATGCTATACAGCTAGACCTTTACACGGATAACTACAACTTAGGCATTATTGCAGCTTTAGATTTAGACTTTTTTGATCCTATAACTATCACAACTAATCAGCCTGGGGCCTCAACCCTAACTAAGACTTTGCAGGTGTTTGGCGTAGCTATGAGCATTACGCCTAATAGCTGGAAAACGACACTTACCACGTTAGAGCCAATTATAGACGGCTTTATATTAGACTCAGCCATATACGGCTTGCTTGACAGCGGCGTATTAAGTTATTAAGGAGAAGGCACTATGACTTTATTTGTAACGGGTGAGGTACTTACCGCCGCTGCGATGAATAAAATCGTAAATATAACTACTAGAGCAGTTACCACTACTAGCGATACTTTTGTATTGGAGGATGCAGCAAACGTGCTCATCACTTATAGCAGCACTAGCGCAACTACCATTACTATTCCGCCTGAAAGTTCCGTAGCTTTCCCTGTAGGATCTGTAATAAATGTAATTAAAATTGGCGCTAGCGGCACTACAACAATTACGCAAGGCTCAGGCGTTACAATTTCTAGCGCGGGTGCAACAGCTACAGCCCCTGCATTAAATGGCGCTTTTGCTGCCGCATCCTGTATTAAAGTAGCTACAAATACCTGGTATGTAGTAGGAAAAATTGCCTAATGCCAATTATAGGTATTTTAGCAAGCGCAGGGGGCGCAGCTGCTAACAGCGCAGCTATAGCTGTAAGTCACGCTACCTCACCTTACATAAGTGTTTATCCTTGGTCGGCAGGCTTTGGTGCTAAATACGCTAACCCCGCCACGTTGCCTACGGGTACTGGCGTAGGCGTAGCGTTTAGTACAGACGGTTTGAATATAGCAGTAGGTCATTCAGCATCACCTAGTATTTCGGTATATCCGTGGGCTAATGCTTTTGGTACAAAGTATGCAAACCCTGGCACATTGCCTGGTGGTAATGGTAGAGCTGTAGCCTTTAGCCCAAATGATGCCAATATCGCAATAGCATCATTTACTACACCGTACATAAATGTTTACCCGTGGTCTAGCGGTTTTGGTACAAAATACGCGGACCCTGCTACTTTGCCTACTGGCTTTGGTACTGGAATAGCTTTTAATCAAAATCAAACGGCAGTAGCTATTGGACATTCTGCAAGTCCTTATATAAATGCTTATGCTTTTACAAGTGGCACAGGCTTTGGTGCTAAATACGCTAACCCGGCCACGTTGCCTACGGGTACTGGTGGGGAAGTTAGCTGGACACCTAGCGGAAACGCTATTGCCATAGCTCACGAAATTACGCCCTTTATATCCACTTACCCTTGGTCTGCAGGCTTTGGTACAAAGTATGCAAACCCTGCCACTTTGCCCGCAGGTGATGCAGTAGCAGTATCTTTTAATCCTGCGGGTAATGTAATTGTTGTAGGTCACGCACTTACGCCTTTTGTAACTGCTTACCCTTGGTCTGCAGGCTTTGGTACAAAGTATGCAAACCCTGCCACACTACCGCCAAGTAATGTTAACGATGCTGCTTTTATTGCTGACGGCACGGTATTAGCCTTAGCCCACGATAACACCCCATATATTAGCGCGTATGCTTGGTCTAGCGGTTTTGGTACAAAATACGCGGACCCTGCTACTTTGCCTACTGGCACAGGTCGCGGAGTAGATTTTCTATAAAACACAAAGGAGACAGATAATGGAAGAAAAAATAGAGCTAACACCTTTAGAAGGTCGCATAGCAGAGGTGGCACAGTATGAGGCTAATATAGTTTTATATAATAATCTTTTAACTACATTACCTACAGAGTATCCAGCACACCTACTAGAATATAAGGGCGCTGAGGATCAACATAAAATTGCAGCCTCAATAGAAAACTTAGCAGATGTAGAGTTACTGTCTAAATTGTGGTACGCCGATGAGTGCAAAGCTGCAATTAGAGCAGAAACAGTAGAATTAACAAAAGCTAAATCTATCCTGCACATATTACAAACTGGTATTTAATGCAGACTAGCTACAACGGCTGGCCAGCATCTAAGGATCAGGCTGAGATAGGCGTTAAGCCTTTTAAGGTAGAGGGCACAAGCCTTAAACTGCGTTGCGCTGAAAAGGTCGCGCCGTTGCTTATTAACTTTGCTCAAGAGTTTAACGATCTAATAGAGCCGCTAGAGGGCGGCGGCCTAGATGACTGGGGCTACTGCTACCGAATGGTGCGAGGCACTACCGACAAACTTAGTAACCACAGCAGCGGCACAGCTATAGACCTCAACGCTACAAAGCACCCGCTAGCTAAGGTAGGCACCTTTGAGGCCAGCAAGGTACCTATGATCCGTGCCCTAGCTAAAAAGTACGGGTTAACCTGGGGCGGGGATTACAAAAACCGTAAAGATGAGATGCACTTTGAGATAGCACTAAGCCCTGAAAAGGTCACGGCTTTAATTATTAAGTTAGGATTAGAAAATGCCAACTAGCGCACAGGTAAGCGTAGGCACTACAGCTACACTATTGGTAGCTGCAAACTTTATGGATCAAACCGTGTGGCTACATAACTCAGGTGGTGCGCTTTATATTGGCGCTAGCAACGTGACTACAGCAAACGGTTACAAGCTAGATACCGATGATAAAATGGAGTTACCCGTAGGCGATAATGAGGGCCTTTACGGCATTGTGGCATCAGGCACCAACACGGTTTTTATACTGAAACAAGTCAACTAAAGGGCATTTAGGAGCAATACAATGCAAGAGCAATTAAAGGCTGCGGCCTTGTCCTACCTACGTGCAGCTCTATCGTGCGTGGGTGCGCTGTATCTATCAGGTATCACAGACCCTAAAGTACTAGCTAATGCTTTTCTAGCTGGGCTAATTGGGCCAGTACTTAAAGCTATAGCACCTAATGAGAAGCAACTCGGAATAGGCGCTAAGTAAGTGTCGCAGGCCCAGGCATATATAGCTGTAGCGTTGGGGATCGCTACGCTTTCAGGGCTTATGGCTGGGCTTGTGCGGCACCTTGTTAAGTACTACCTATCTGAGCTAAAGCCTGACGGCAACGGCGGGCATAACCTTGTAGGGCGCGTTGAGCGTATAGAGATACGCGTGGATAAGATTTACGAGCTGTTGCTAGAGGACAGGCTTAGTAAATAGGGCGTGTCGCGTTGTCTTTTGTCGGTAGGTAGGTTCATACTTTAACTACACACGCCGAGAGGGCTACTCGGATAAGTAGCGACTCGGCCTTAACAAAGGGCGAAAGATGAACAGTTTAGATTTAATGGTAGTAGGTATGGTTTGCCTGTTTATGGGCTTATTTATCTACGCAGCTTATGAAATGGGCTACAAAGTAGGCCTGGGTGAAGGTTACCTACGTGGCCGCAATATTGCTAAGGCGCTAAAAGAAGCTGAGGCCAAGCGATGAGTAATTTTCTAGAGGGATACGAGGATGTCAACGCCAGGATTATTAGGGCGCGTAAAGAGTTCCCGACCCTACGCCTTGTTGCTTATATCGAGGATATAGACATAACAAAAGGTTATATTTTGGTTAAAGCCGAGGCATACAAAGAGTACGAAGATCATCTACCTAGCGCTGTTGATTATGCTTTTGAGATGCGTTCAGACCGTGGCGTTAATTTACACTTTTGGGTAGAAAACGCAGTAACAAGCGCATACGGGCGTGTTATCGGTTTGCTTACACCTGGTGGCATAGCTCGTAGTACTAAGCAAGATATGGAAAAGGTAGAGGCGCTTAGCACTAAGGACGTAGCACCTGTTAGCGATGATTTATGGGCTACAACACCTGTAGCACAGACCATAGAGGCAGTTAAAAACGAGCTAGGCGGCATTTACTTACAGGGCAAACCTGAGTGTAAACACGGTGCCCGTGTATGGCGTACAGGCACTAGCGCCAAGACAGGCAAAGAGTGGGGCAACTACAGCTGTATAGAAAAGAGCAAGGCAACACAATGCGAGCCAGTTTGGTATATGCAGACATCTAACGGCTGGGCACCCCAGGTATGAGCGAGAGCTACGAGTTAATCAACCTTAAAGAGATGACAGGCAAACTCTTTGTCAACGGTGAGTTAGCAGCTGAATACAAGGTAGAGCAGTGCGATAAGTGCGCCCTTGTGGCACAGCTAGATAAGTTTGGCTATCAAAAAAACAGCTTTGAAAATATCATATGGTTTTGCAAAGGCTGCCGATGATCACAATAGTATTAGATGAATATCAACGCCTAATAGCTGAGCAATATGGGGCACAGAGGGCTAGAAACTTTCTGCCTCATTTTAACGGGCAAACTAATACGAATTATGCACAACAGATTAACGGCGGTGATTTTGAGGCTTTTGTTAATCGCCAGGTACTTTACGTTGCAGCTGAGATAGCCGTAGCTGAGTATTTTGGTTTAACTGACTATATGCCTAGCAACAGCGCCTACAAAGATGAGGCCGATGTCGGGGCTAATATCGAGGTTAAATATACTCATAGAAAAGAGGGCGATTTACTTATACGTCACCGAGATCGTGACAGCGATTACGGTGTATTGGTTATTGGCGATATAAGCGCTTTTATTATTGTGGGTTGGTATCCCATTAAAGAAGCTAAAACAGAGTCCTACGGTAAACACCATTTACCAGGCTGTTATCTCGTACCTAACGCACAGCTAAAGCCAATGGCTAGCCTGGAGATGATAGGAGATACGGCTTATGAGCGAGTCAATACGCTTTGAGTGCCGGAGCTGTAAGAAAATAACAGAGCAGATAGAGCGCATAGTTACAGATAACTTGCCTGCTAACGTAAAGGTTTTACAATGCAAGGTATGTAGCAAAATGAGCGTTTGCCTATTGGTTACTTATGCCGATGTATGAGTATGAGTGTATTAGCTGCTCAATACGCTTTGAGGTTCAGCGATCTATACACGATGTAAATATACCTAAATGCTGTGGCTTTGATATGCGCCGTATTTATGACCCAGTAGGTGCCATATTTAGAGGCACAGGTTGGGGCAAGGATGCTAAATAGTTATCCACAGGAGTTATCCACAGGCAGCCAAAACCTGTGGACGACACGCAGGCGATACGCTCAAGTTATCCACATACTCGTTAGTAGCTTGACACGTACGCTAGCATCACAACTCGCTGGCGAGCCGCTGAGGCGGATAGCTCGCAGGCGATGTTTGGTGCTTGTGGGGCTGTATTGTGTAATTGGGATTACGCCAGCAAAGGCTTACGATCCAAACGTAGAG